GGTCTCGTATGTAGACCCTGCTAAGATAGTATACAGCTATACAGAAGACCCACACTTTAAAGACTGTTTCTATTGGGGAGAAATAAAAGTGGTTCCAATCACAGAGCTCTTAAAGATAGACCCAAGCCTTACGAATGAAGACTTAGAGAAAATATCCAAGTACAGTCAAAGCTGGTATGACTATTATAATGTTGCGCAGATGCAGCAGAATGATATTTTTACTAGAGACACAGTGACATTGTTATACTTTAATTATAAGACCACAAAAAAAATGGTTTATAAGAAAAAAGTTTCTGATAATGGAGGAGTAAAAATGATTGAGAAAGACGACCGATTTAATCCTCCTTTAGATATGATGGAAGACGGCAAGTTTGAAAAGGTGTCTAAAACAATTGACGTTTGGTATGACGGTGTAATGGTGATGGGTACGGATATAATTTTAAAATGGGAGCTTGCTAAGAATATGGTAAGACCTCAGTCAGCCTCTCAACACGCTATGCCTAATTACGTAGCGGTAGCACCAAGAATGTACAAGGGAGTTATTGAATCTTTAGTTAGAAGAATGATTCCGTTTACAGACCTCATACAGCTTACTCATTTAAAACTACAGCAGGTAATAGCAAGAGTTGTTCCAGACGGTGTGTTTATTGACGCGGATGGATTAAGTGAAGTAGACCTAGGGACAGGACAAGCCTACAACCCTGAAGACGCATTAAGATTATATTTTCAGACTGGTAGTGTAGTTGGTAGAAGCTACACACAAGACGGAGATTTCAATCAAGCTCGTGTACCTATACAGCAACTGACATCCAATAGCGGAGCTAGTAAGACTCAAATGCTTATATCTAACTATAACCATTACCTAGGGATGATTCGCCAGGTAACAGGCTTAAACGAGGCGAGAGATGGCTCTAGTCCCGACCCTAATTCTCTAGTAGGATTACAGAAGCTTGCCGCTTTAAATTCTAACACAGCAACTAGACACATACTTCAGGGTAGTTTATATATATATAGAACATTGTCAGAGGCTTTAACATATAGAATTGCAGATGTATTAGAGTACTCGGATTTTAAAGATGACTTCATTAATAAGATAGGAAAATATAACGTAAGTATATTAAATGATATTTCAGATTTATACATATACGACTTTGGAATATTTATAGATGTAGCCCCTGACGAAGAAGAGAAGGCTAAGCTGGAGCAGAACATTCAGATGGCTTTATCTAAGGGAGATATTAATCTTGAAGATGCAATTGATATTAGAGAAATAAAAAACATAAAGCTTGCTAATCAATTGCTTAAAGTAAAAAGAAAGCAGAAGCAAGACGCAGACCAGAAAGCGGCTATGCTTCAACAGCAGATGCAAGCGGCTTCACAATTAAAATCTCAGCAGATGGCAGGCCAGATGGCAATGCAGAAATCTCAAGCGGAGATGCAGGCCAAAATGCAAATGAAACAAGCGGAGATAGCTTTTGAAATAGAGAAGATGAAGAATCAGGCTCAACTTAAAAGCATGCTTATGGCTGAAGAGTTTAGCTATAACCAGCAGCTTAATGGAATGGAGGCTGAGGCCTTAGCAACAAGGGAAGCAGGCAGAGAGTCGGCCAAGTCAGGCAGAATAAGTCAGGCGAACAGCGAACAGTCAAGACTTATAAATCAAAGAAAAAATAATTTACCACCTCAAAGGTTTGAGTCTAATGAAGACAGCCTAGATGGTTTTGATTTAGCAGAATTTGACCCAAGATAAGTAAATAAAATGTAATAATTAATTGTACTATATTTGTACTAAAATTTAATCAAATGGAATACACAGTAAAAGAAGTAGGTTCTGTAGAAGAAAAATCAGCAGCTCAAGTAGAGGAATCTTTAATTCAAAAAGTTGAAGAGAAGCACGAAGAGCAAACACAGCCAACAGCTGTGGAGGAAACAACTGTTTCAGAAGAAACAACAAGTCCTCAGCTAGAAGAAAAAGATGTACTTGACTTTATTAAGAACAGGTATGATAAAGATATATCATCTGTAGACCAGTTGTTTACAGAGAAAGAAGGTAATGAAGAGTTACCAGAAGATGTATCCGCTTATTTTGAATATAAAAAGAAAACTGGAAGAGGGATTGAGGACTATGTTAAATTAAACAGAGACATTGATTCTTTAGAAGATGACCAGATTTTAACCGAGTATCTTTTAGCTACCGAAGAAGGTATAGATAAAGATGACGTTGAATTATTAATGGAGGACTATCAATATGATGAGGACATTGATGACGAGACTGATGTTAAAAGAGCTAAGTTAAAAAAGAAAAAGGCTATTGTAAAAGCTAAGAAGTTTTTCAATGAACAAAAAGAAATGTATCACCAGCCGCTTGAGTCAAGCGCAACTGGTATTTCTGAGGACAGCGAAGACTACAAGGCGTACAAGCAATATGTTGAGAGTGCAAATACTCAAAAAGAAGAACAGTCCAGGAAAGTAGATTTCTTTAACAAGGAAACAGAAAAGGTACTGAATCAAGACTTTAAAGGTTTTAAGGTTTCTATTGATGATGTAAATTTATTTTACAATCCAGGTGGTTCTGCAGAGGAAATTAAAAAATCTCAAGGAAGTGTGGTGAATTTTATTTCCCAACACTTAAATGAAGATGGATTAGTTAAGAATGCAGGTGAGTATCATAAAGCATTATCAGCAGCAATGAACCCTGACAAGTTCGCTAGGTATTTTTATGAGCAAGGTATGGCCGCAGCAACGGATAACGTAACCAGAAAGATGAAGAACATCAATATGACTACACGTTCTGCTCCAGAGACAACCGTAAAAGGTGGAACTCAATATCGTGCAGTAAATGCAAGTGAAGGTAAGGGGTTAAAGATTAAGAGTATTAAAAGAAATTAACCACATTTAAAAAAATAAAAAAATGGCAGGACAATTATTAGGACCGAATACTACCCCAGTAGGACCAGGTTTTCAACTACAGCCAGCACCACAACAGGTGCCGTTGGCTACAAATTACATTACTGATTTCAACTTTTTGAATCAGTATTTACCAGACACTTATGAAAAAGAATTTGAGCGTTATGGTAACAGAACTATTTCTTCTTTCTTACGTTTAGTAGGAGCTGAGCTACCAAGTAACTCAGACTTAGTAAAGTGGGCAGAGCAAGGAAGATTACACACTAAATATACACAGTGTGGAACTGGCGCAGTAATCGCTGGAGACAACGTAACATTTGATATTAACGATGCGTTAGTACCAGACCGAGCTGCAACAGGCTTAACAGCTGGAACTATTGCTATTCGTGTAGGTCAAACTTTAGTTGTTACTAACAATGACGGTTCAGGAGAATTCAAAGGAATTGTAACAGCAGTAGGTGTTGCAGGTGGATTAAATGATAACCAAATCACAGTAGCGTTTTATAATGCTGCAGGATTTACAGGTGGTACAGGTGCAGGTAATGCAGATGTAACTATCTTTATCTATGGTTCTGAATTCAAAAAAGGAAGTAACGGAATGCAGGGTTCTTTAGAGGCTGAAGATGAAATCTTCGACAACTCTCCAATCATCATCAAAGATAAGTATGCAGTATCAGGTTCTGATATGGCTCAAATCGGATGGATTGAAGTAACTACAGAGAACGGAGCTTCAGGATACTTATGGTACTTGAAGTCTGAGCATGAAACTCGTTTGCGTTTTGATGACTACCTAGAGACAGCAATGATTGAAGCAGTGCCAGCAGAAGCAGGTTCTGGAGCAATTGCAGCTGGTGGAGATGTAGGAAACAAAGGTTCTGAAGGTATCTTCCACGCAGTGGAAACTAGAGGAAATGTATGGGCTGGTGGAAACCCCGTTGCTCTTGCAGACTTTGATGCAATTATCTCTCGTTTAGATAAGCAAGGTGCGATTGAAGAGAACGTACTTTTCTTAAACAGACAGTTTGGATTTGATATTGATGATATGTTAGCGTCACAAAACTCTTACGGAGCAGGTGGTACATCTTACGGATTGTTTGACAATGACGAGGAGATGGCATTAAACCTTGGATTCACAGGATTCCGTAGAGGTTATGACTTTTACAAGTCTGACTGGAAATACTTAAACGACCCAACTATGAGAGGTGGTTTAACTGGAGTAGGAGCTGTAAACGGAATGTTAGTACCAGCAGGTTCTACTACTGTTTATGACCAAATCCTTGGGAAGAATGCTAAGCGTCCTTTCTTACATGTACGTTACAGAGCTTCAGAAACTGAAGACAGAAAGTACAAGACTTGGATTACAGGTTCAGCTGGTGGTGCAATGACATCTGATTTAGATGCGATGGAAGTAAATTTCCTATCTGAAAGATGTGTATGTACTATGGGTGCAAACAACTTCGTAATCTTCCAAGATTAAGTAGTTTAAATAATAGGAGGGTATATAAATATGCCCTCCTTTTTTTTTTAATAATTAAATTATAATCAAATGAAAACTAAACAATTAGTCAACAAGACTTACAAACTAACAAGAGATGCAGCTCCTCTTTCTTTTATGCTGCCAACTAGAAACTCAAGAAGATATCCCTTAATGCATTTTGATGAAGCTTCAGGTACCAATAGAGCCCTGCGTTATGCTAGAAATCAGAAAAGTCCCTTTGAGGACGAGCAAGATGGAAACGCTATAGTAGAGCCGATTGTGTTTGAGGATGGATTTTTATCTGTTCCAAGAACTAATCAATCACTTCAAGAATTCCTACACTACCACCCTATGAATGGTTCTAAATTCATAGAAGTAGATGTAGAGAAAGATGCTCAAGAAGAGATGGCTGTTTTAAATTCTAGAGTTGACGCTCTTATAGAGGCTCGTCAATTAGAAATAGACCAAGTGGAATCTTTAGCTAGAGTTCTTTTTAATACAGATATATCAAGAACAACATCAGCAGAATTAAAAAGAGATATATTAATATATGCTGAGCAAGCGCCAGCAGAATTTTTACGAGCAGTAAAGGACCCTACGTTAAAGCTAAACTCTAAAGTAAAAGAGTTCTTTTCTCACAAGGTACTAATATTTAAAAATCACAAGAAGGATGTATATTTTAATACAGACAAGAATAAAAAAAGAATGGTTAACATTCCTTTTGGAGAAGACCCTTTCTACGTAGTAGCTGGTTATCTTCAGTCTGACGAAGGTATTGAAGTATTAAAGTTTCTTGAAAAAAATCTTGAAAACAAAAAATAATGTATATCTTTACAAAAGTTTTTTTAGCATAGGAATTGATTACTCCTTACAATTAGAAGAGGCCGCAGAAATGTAGCCTCTTTTTTTTTTGCTTATCTTTGCTGTAAATAAATAGACAGATGAGTATAATAAATTCAGTACGAGAAACGGTGCTGTCGGTTCTTAATAAAAATAACTATGGCTATATTACGCCTAGTGATTTTAACTTATACGCTAAGCAAGCGCAGCTAGATATTTTTGAAGACTACTTTTATCAGTATAACTATCAGCTCATGAAGGAGAACGCCAGAGCGTCTGGTATTGGCTTAGCTGATTTAACGAGAGGTTACGAGGAAGCGATAGATATATTTTCAGAACAAAACTTTCTAGTTCCTGTATATGCAAACGGGACTGCTCAAACATTGACATTGCCATCTGCATCTGCATCATATAGCGTCCCTACTACTCCCACTACAGGCTCTGATTATTATTTAATTAATAAGGTTTTACTTTTAACTAAGTACCTTGTTGTTCAAAGTACGAACACTTTATCTTTAGTTGCTGTAAACACGATGAAAGATTCAGCTTTAAATTTTTCAACCATTGGCGTAAAGCCTAGCGATGTTGTGGTTAATAAAACGACAAGTAAAGTTGCAAGCGTATTATTCGTAGACCAAACAGACACTAGCCTTTTGTATTTAGACGCAGATATTTTTTCAGCTACAGGGGATAGCTACTGCATATTAAGTTTATCAAATGGAGTGAACGACTGCGAGAAGGTTACCAATAGAAAGATAACTCAATTGAACATGTCTAACCTGACTAAGCCAACAGAATTATTTCCTGCATATTCTAATAATAATACTGTGATTCAAGTTTACCCACAGGATTTACAGGTTGGTGTAAACGAAGGTCAGACTTCTTTAGGTAGAATTCTGTGTCAGTACATAAGATACCCGAAAGACCCGAAATGGACATACGCATCACTTGTTGGAGGCACACCTGCTTTTAATCCTTCTAGTCCTTTGTATCAGGATTTTGAATTACCCCTTGATGATGAGCCGTCTTTAGTTAATAAGATACTACAGTATGCAGGAATGTCTATTAGAGAAACTGAAATTGCTCAGTTTGGACAGGTTCTAGATACAACAGATAATCAAAACGAAAAATAATGTCATACCTAAGCGAATATCAGTACTATGAAAATAATGGAAACTCACCAGAAGATGCTAACTGGGGGTCATACCAATACGTAAGTCTGTACGATATAGTTAACAACTTTATGTTAATGTACGCAGGCAACCATAGTTTAATAAACAACGAAGAAAGATATAGAGTATTGTTTCACGCGAAGAGAGCTGTACAGGAACTTAACTACGATGCTTTTAAAGAATTAAAGATACTTGAACTTGACGTGTGTGACACGCTCAGGTATGTTCTGCCTTCAGACTATGTAAACTGGGTAAGAATATCTTTATATAAAGATGGTGTTCTTAGGCCTTTAACTGAGAACATCCAAACTAACTGGAGCAGCGCATACCTACAGGACAATGATTGTAGAATATTATTCGATGAGGACGGAAACATTTTAAAGCCGTCTACGTCCACGATAGACCTTCAAAGAATAGAAGGAACTAAAAGAAGTATTTACCTAAACCAGAGCAGCCCCTACAATAACAGAGAAGGATACTGTATTGATGGAGCCTGGTATTTTGATTATGGTATTGGAGGAGCGTTTGGATTAAACACAGAGACAGCAAACTCTAATCCAACATTTAAAATAAACAAAAAAGCTGGCGTTATAAACTTTAGCTCTGATATGGCAGGAGAGCTTTGTATACTAGAGTATGTGTCAGACGGAATGGAGGGCGGAGATGATACCTTGATAAGTGTTAATAAACTATTTGAAGAATATGTTTACGCTTATATTCAGTTTGCTATATTGAATGGAAAGTTTGGAGTAACAGAATACGTTGTGAGCAGAGCTAGAAAAAGAAGTTCAGCCCTGTTACGTAACGCTAAATTAAGAATTAGCAATATACACCCTGGTCGTTTATTACAGAACATCAGAGGTATGGATAAGTGGATTAAA